TATGCCTGGTCCAATGAAAAAACCTAACGGTAAACCTACCAGAAAGGCGTTAGCATTAAGAAAATGGAGGTGTCGTTAAATGACATATGCATTACCAGGTATGCTGAAAACCAGTATTACCGCTACCACATATATTGGCAGCACTGATAGTCCTTTTACTAGAAACAGGGCTGTGTTAGATATGATGAAAGGTTGGGAGATAATGAAAGCTGTTAGCGAAGGTACAGAATATTTAAGAGAAAACAGTGAAGCATTTTTACCATTAGAGCCAAGAGAAGATTATGATGCTTACCTTGCAAGAGTTAATAGATCAGTATTTAGTCCTTTTACACAAAGATTGATAAGAGCAGCTACAGGTCTTGTATTAAGAAAACCTATAACACTTATAGGTGATCCTTATTGGACTGAAATGTTCAAAATGGATGTTGATGGTTGTAAATCAGACTTAGATGAATATGCAAGAAGATTATTGATGTGTTCTCTTACTTATGGTCAAAGTCATATTCTTGTAGATTATCCTGCACCTGGAGGAGCAGTAAGTTTAGCTGAAGAAAGATCACAAAACCGTAGACCTTATTGGATAGAAGTAGATCCTACAAATATTTATGGTTGGAGGTTAGATAGAGAATCTAATTATGGAAATCTTATACAGGTAAGAATTGCAGAAAAAGCTGTATTGCCTGATGGTGCTTTTGGTGAAAAAATTTATGATCAGATGAGAGTTATAGAACCTGGGCGTTATCGTGTATTTAGAAGAAAAGAGACTGTTGAAGATATGTATGAAGAAAATGATGGTGCGTATGCAGGTAATATGCAAGGTACACCAAATGAAAAAGATTTTGAATTAGCCGAGTCTGGTAATTTTTCACTTGGTGAGATACCTTTAGTTACTATTTATTCTGGAAAAGTAGATAATATGACAAGCAAACCTCCTTTACTGGACATTGCTTACTTAAATCTTGCACATTATCAAAGACAAGCAGATTTAATACATAGTTTGCACGTTGCATCTCAACCAATGCTTGTAATGGAAGGATATGATGATCAGACTAAAGATTTAGCTATATCCGTTAATTATGCAATGGCAACTCAGCCTGGTAATAAAGTTTATTATGTAGAACCTGCAAGTAGTGCATTTGATGCTCAATCTGCTGAAATTAAAGAATTGCAAATGCAAATGGCAACTCTTGGTATTAGTACTTTAAGTCAACAAAAATTTGTAGCTGAATCTGCTGATGCTAGACGTTTAGATCGTGTTGATACAAACTCGATGCTTGCAATGGTTTCTATGGAATTAGAGCAAAAACTACAGAAAGCATTTAATTTATCTGCTGAATATGTAGGTATTGAACCACCAGAAGTAAAGATTAGTAGAGATTTTGATATTGAAAGATTGATTGGACAGGATATTACAGCTTTGACATCATTATTTGATCAACAAGTCATTGATAGAGAAGAATTTAGAGATATTCTTGTTCAAGGTGAAGTGTTACCAAGCTCTAATGAAGCCAAATCTGAATAGTTTGTTACAATTAGAATCAAGTACATATAACTTATGGGCAAACATCTAGATTATGTTCAGCAATCTGATGGAACATATAAGTGGCAACTGGCAGAAATCCCTGCTGTTAAATCCACTCCAGCAGAAAAACCAAAACCAGAAGCTAAGAAAAAGCCTTCTAAGAAAAAATCTACAAGTATTTTATCTGAATAATTCATGGCAATCGAAGAAAAAGTAGTTCAGTCTGAGTCTGTGGCTCCTACTGATCAGTCCGTGACTGAAACTCCTTCACAAACACAACCACAAGCACCAAACCTAGACGCTATAAAAGCAGAATACGAAGCAAAATTAGCTGCTGCTCAAAAAGAAGCTGCTGAAGCTCAAGAAAAGTTTCAAGGAATAAAAGGTAAACTCGATGAGGTTTACAAACAGAAAGAAGAAAAACGTACCAAAGAACTAGAAGATCAAGGGCAATACAAAACTCTTTGGGAAGAAGCAAATAAAACTGCACAAGATAAAGATGCACAGATTAATAGCTTGTCTCAGCAGTTACAAGACATGAAAACTTCTAATGAAGTTGCATCTACTAAACAGACAGCCCTTGCAGCTATTAGCAACCTTGGAGCTATTAATGCAGAACAAACTTTATCATTACTTCAAAATAAATTACAAAAAAATGCTGAAGGTAAAGTTGTAATCATAAATGGTGGAGTTGAACAAGATTTAAATGCTTACCTTACAAGTCTCAAAAATCCTGGCAGTGGTTGGGAACATCATTTCAAACCAAGCACTGCTGCTGGAATGGGTGCAAAACCAAGTCCCATTGGAAATGTGTCAGGTGGCTCAGAAAATCCTTGGAACACTGGCAATTTGACGCAACAGCTTATAATGGAGAATGAGAACCCCGACCTCGCAGCCGTGCTGAAGAGGGAGGCTCAAAAGAAATAGTTAGTTTCCGTGAGACTAACCCCTTAATCCGTG